AGGCTCTCCAGCCTGTCTCCGGGAGGGCTTGGTATTCCTAGAAATCCCAAATCAATTCCTTGATTTCTTCCGTGTAATCTTCGCCATCCTCTTTTTCTCTTGCGGCTATTTTTTTGATTGCCGCAAATATTCTCGGACCGCTTGTTGCGTCAAATCGCGTGGTACGCTCAGCGAGAGATCCGCTGTTGTTGACCCATTTGACGTAAGGCATATGCAAGATGGCTTTATCGCCATACAGCCTCAGCGTCCATTCAGATTCCCAAATCCCAACCTTAATATCATTGTTCCAGGTTTTAATATTTTTGCTCATTGTCTATCTCCTTTCGTCTTTGTTGTTTCCGGTTGGTGGTCACGTCCGCCGGTTGTTTATTTCCTTTTGATGATTGCAATATATATCAATGCAATCATGATGTCAAGAAAAATAATGCACCATAACATATTGAAAACACATACATTTTAAAAATACAGTCTAAAAGGTGAAAAAATGCCACGAGGCGGTTATAGGCCGGGGTCCGGAAGGAAAAACGGATCTAAAGATAAGAAAAAACGACAATTAAGCCCGGAATCAGAAGAAAAGAAAAAGCTCCGGGAAATGCTGGCCTATGACAAGCAGGCTAAAGCCAGATTTTACCAGGAGTTCCTTATCCGGGTCAGTAAGGGCGAAAAGTTGAGCTTGTCTGAAAAAAAGATGATGGACAAACTGGGAACAGAGCTGGCGGCGGAGCTGGATGACGAAGAAGCCAAGCAGGGACAGGGCGACTTGGAGGCTTATGAATATCTCCGAACAGTATGGAACGATCCTAATGCCGATCCATCGTTACGGGTTAGGGCCGCGGAGATCGTGCTGCGCGTAGAGGGAGAGAAGAAAGGCAAGAAAGATGTGTTGGAAGAGAAAGCCAAAAACGCAGGATCGGGGAAGTTCGCGCCGGGGAAAGCTCCGGTTAGGTTGGTGAAATAGATGGAATGGAGCACCGCTTGCCCTGACTGGGAGAAAAGAATTATTGCTGGAGAAAGCCTTATTTCTATCCCGCCCCTTTTCCCGGAAGAGGCTGACCGTGCTTTGTCTGTTTTCAGGGAATTGCGACTTGTCGATGTTCCGGGCCGTCCTACTTTTGGCGAGGCTGGCCGTCCCTGGCTATTTGATTTTGTCGGGACTATCTTCGGAGCTTATGACGTCGAAACAGGCCGGCGCCTTATCTCAGAGTTTTTTCTGCTAATCAGCAAAAAGAATTCGAAATCAAGCGGCGCCGCGGGAATAATGATGACCGCCCTCATCCTTAATTGGCGGGAGTCGGCTGAATTCCTGGTCCTAGCCCCCACAGTGGAGATCGCCAACAATTCCTTTTATCCCGCCCGTGACATGGTGAAGGCCGATGATGAGCTTGCAGACCTGATGCATGTCCAGGATCACTTGAGGCAGATTACAAACCGGGTAACAGGTGCGACGCTGAAGGTGGTCGCAGCCGACAACGAAACCGTCGGCGGTAAGAAGGCAACCGGGATACTTTTGGATGAATGTTGGTTATTCGGTAAACGGAATAATGCTGAAAATATGCTCCGGGAAGCGACAGGGGGGCTTGCAAGTAGACCGGAAGGCTTTGTTATCTGGCTTACAACACAGTCAGATGAAGCGCCTGCGGGAATATTTAAACAGAAACTTGACTATGCCCGTGGTGTCCGGGATGGCCGGATTGATGATAAATCTTTCCTTCCGGTGCTTTATGAATTCCCTAAACACATTCTTGATGAGAAAAAATACCTCGATCCGAAATATTTCTATGTGACGAACCCGAATCTAGGCGCGTCTGTCGATGAGCATTTTATTCTCCGCGAATTCAAGAAGGCTGAAGAGGCCGGGCATGAATCCATGCAGGGGTTTCTTGCCAAACACTTGAATGTAGAAATGGGATTATCTCTTAAATCTCAGCAATGGGCCGGTGCCGACTTCTGGGAAGGGGCTGCGGGGGAAGTTATGCTTGATGATCTCCTGAAGCGCTCCGAGGTTGTCGTTATCGGCATCGACGGTGGTGGTCTTGATGACCTTTTGGGCCTGTCGGTTCTTGGCCGGGACGCTGAAACCGGGGAATGGTTGCTCTGGACACATGCTTGGTGCCATTCAATAGCGCTTGAGCGCCGCAAATCTGAGGCTCCAAAATATCACGACTTTGCGAAAGACGGAGATTTGACTATCGTTGACGAAATCGGCCAGGATATCAAGCAAGCGGGCGATATCGTCAGGAAATGTGAAGCGTCGGGACTACTTGACCGGATCGGGGTTGACCAGGCCGGTATCGGGGCAATCGTTGACGAGCTTGAGGCAGGCGACGAAAACGGCAATCTTGCAATTGAACATGACCGGATTGTGGGGATACCTCAGGGATGGCGTCTTAACGGTGCGATCAAGGCAGCGGAACGGAAGGTAGCCGAAAAATCACTAATCCATGGCGGTCAACGGATGATGAATTGGTGCGTCGGGAACGCGAGAGTTGAACCGCGGGGGAACGCAATTTCGATAACAAAACAAGCCAGCGGGACCGGGAAGATAGATCCACTGATGGCGACGTTCAATTCGGTGGCGTTAATGGCTATGAATCCTGAGGCAAGGACGCAGAAATCAGTTTATGAAACAAGAGGGATAATTGCAATATGAGTAAACTTCCGAATAAAGCACTTTTACGCCCCGATGAAGTTGCAGAATATTACTCAGTAAAAGAAAAGACTGTGCGCGGATGGATTAACACGGGTAAGCTAGAAGCGGTAAAGGTAGCCGGTAAATTATGGCGAATTCCCCGGAGTGCAATCGAGAAGATAGAAATTCCCTCCGTAGAGTAAAATATAGTCTTTTTATGTCCTTCTTTGTCCGTTATGGATTAGCGGGCGAACCTTTCTTTATGTCACAATCACGCCAACAGATTCAAGGAATATAATTTTAACCTTTTGTGGCGTGGTATATGACTTGAAAATCATTAAGAAAATACTGAATTCAGTTAAATCCCGGTGTCAAGCGGCGAAAGCCGCCTTTGATATTCGGGATTTTTTTGTTTTCTGCGGCCTGGTTCTTCTTGGTCATGGACTGTACTTGCTGCGTCCGTGGGTTTCTTTCTCTGTTTGCGGAACTATTTTGATGATGTTCGGGTTTCTGATGGGAGGTAAGAAATAGATGGGCCTTGTCTCTCGGATAGAAAAGAGATCATCACTTTCCAACCCTGAAAAGTGGCTTGTCGAGTTACTTTCCGGCGGCGCGGAAACGTCCGCCGGTGTCCGTGTTACATCCTCAACGGCTATGAATTTTGTCGCCGTTTATGCCTGTGTCGATATCCTTTCCCGTACTGTCGGAAGCCTTCCCCTCTACCTTTACCGCCGTCTTGATGGTGGTGGTAAGGAATTAGCCAGAAAGCATCCCCTTTTTAGTCTCATGAGGCGACAGCCTAATCCTGAAATGACGGCAATGCGTTACCGTTCGACGCTTCAGGGACACCTTGCAACATGGGGAAATGCTTATTCTTACATTGATTGGGAAATAACCGGTAAAAATGCAGGATATCCAAGGGCAATCTGGCCGATTAGGCCGGATCGTGTTCAAGTGGACCGGAAGGCCGGAAAGCTTGAATATCGGTATTATCCAGGCTCTGATGACATAAAATTCACTGATAGTTTTATTATTCCCAATGGCTACATCCTGCATATTCCGGGCTTTGGCTTTGATGGAGTCATGGGGTATTCGCCAATTACTCTTGCTCGTGAAGCAATCGGCCTCGGCATGGCTACTCAACAGTTTGGGTCGCAGTTTTTTGGATCAGGAATGCACCCCGGCGCGATTTTGGAGCATCCCGGAAAATTAGGCCCGCAAGCTGAAGCAAATCTAAGAAAATCAAAAGAAACTTATGCCGGACTAGGGCAATCGCATCGTTTGATGGTGCTTGAAGAGGGGATGACTTTCAAGCCCGTTGCCGTAAACCCTCAAGATAGCCAATTTCTTGAAACAAGGAAGTTTCAATTAACAGAAATAGCCCGCCTGTATCATGTTCCGCCCCACATGATTGCTGACGTGGAGAAGTCAACATCGTGGGGAACCGGGATAGAAGAACAAAACATTGGCTTCATTACTCACACAATGCGCCCCTGGTTTGTGCTTTGGGAAGAAGAGTTAAGCCGTGCCCTTCTGATGGAAGATGAAAAAGAAGAATATTTCTTTGAATTCGACTTACAGCAGCTATTGAGAGGCGACACCCTTAAACAGTGGACCGCCTGGATCATGGGAAAGCGCAACGGGGTTTTGAATGCAGATGAAATCAGAGGTTGGGCTAACCTTAACCCGATTCCGGGAGGCCTTGGCCAGGAATATATCGTTGAAAAGAACATGATAGGCCTTTCAGATTTAGGAGCCGACTTGCCGGGGAACGAACCGCCACAAGATCAGCCATGAAAAAGAAATATGAAACCGCTACCCCTCAAAAATATGAGACCAGGGAAGTAAAAAAAGAGGGAAAGGGGGCGAAAAGTGAACAAGAAAACAGAAA